TTTGTTTTGTGATAAAGATTCTATTTTACTTTCAACATAATTTATTATATTCTCATTCTCCATTGATTTCTTGGCAATGAAACCTAAAGCGACTGCTCCTATCTTAGAAGAGAAATTTCCACCCAAAAAGAAACTCTTGATAGCAGATAATCCAGTAGTCAAGATACCAACCAACCCACCTGTAATAAATCCAACCAACCCCTTAACACCTTTAAATATCATACCCAATAAAGATACAATAGGATTGGATGTTGGTTTGTCAACTTTATCTACTTTGGTAGTCTTTTTATTTTTATTTTTTGCTTCGGATGCTTTTCCTTCTTCAAAGTTTCTTTCTAGTTCTGCCTTTTTCTTATCTTCTTCTTTACTATGGGTAAAGAATGTGTATATTTTTGATAAAACATCAGCAGTTGAATCTCCTTTTTTAACAGGTCTAACAGTCGCAGAACTGATTGTAGAAACTTTATCCTCATCAATACCAGAAGTTTTTGATAATCTACTAACCAAGACTTTATTAACATCAGTCATTGAAACCAATATGTTTGTCAACGACATTAGTTTTGTTTCTAGACTTTCTATTCTTACATTGGCACCTTCAGCAGAAAGTTTTTGATTCTCTTTCTTGAAATTGTCAATCATAACATCTTGAGCTTTAACTCTATTGATCAATGCTGCTATACTTTTATTACTCTTTTTCTTGGCCATGGTTATCTTTTAACTGTCATTAGTGAGTTAAAGGAAATACACCACTAACCGCATCATGTGGTTTTAAATCACCAAACGGTGATTGTGGTGTAGATATGTTTGTTTGATTATGCACAGCAATCTGTTCTTGGTTTATAAAGACAACAGATTTTTGTTGGTTAGCGACACGTTTTTGTTGAACTGGAACTGATGGTGCAGATTGTGTCATAGGTGTTGAAGTTACAGTAGATTCTACTGGTTGAATTGCACCAGTGTACTCTCCTGATAAATGTCCTTTTGCTACACCCTTTGCCCATTCTGGTATACTAGAATAACTATAATTCTGCCCCCAAACTCTTCTACCTTCGATATCAAAATGCATAGCATTATTATAAATTCCAATACCACCTATACCTAATGCACTAGCAGTTTGAATAAGTTTTACTCTTTCATCCTTACTCATAGAACTAACGTCTACATCAACAGCATTTCCTCTTAAATGTGCAGACTTAGGAGCTCCGCCTGCCTTCTCGTTTCTTTCTGGATCTCTGTAACCAGATGTAATGGTCAATCTCTTACCAAATACATTCTGTATTGTTTTTGTTCTATCTGCAATAGGCGCAGTAATTCTTTGATCTACACCTGGAGCAAATATCAATCCCTCATTTCCTATAGATGATGGTGATACTTGTTCTGTTGTCAATCCAGTTTGACCAGACAATGCTTGTTGATATGCTGGTTGATATCTACCAACCTTCTCATACAAAGTTTGTTTTACTTCACCTACAGTCCTTTCTTTACCACCTTCACCATAAAATATAGAACGATTAGAAGCAGCAGCGGAAGGTAATATAGAAGCAGCCGACTCCGATTCATCTGCCGCATACAATTTCTTAGCACCGCCAGCACCAAAGAAATGACCAGCATATAACTTTGTTGTGTCAGTAGTTCCTAATTGTTTCTGAAGGTTTTTGATGTAATATGCACCAGCAAGAGCATTTGCTTCGGCATTCATAACACTCTTTCCTTGAAGTTCTGGGTGTTGTTGTTGTATTTCTTTGAATGTATCTTCAGTTATTTGAAATAACCCTTTAGCAGAAGATGTTTTAGCAGATGCACCTGCTTCAAATCCACTCTCTTGTCTAGCAATTGCATATAATGTTGACTTATCAACACCAGTGGCATTCGCCGCTTTTTCAATTGCAGAAGCAATGTCACCACCTGGCATGGTTAATCCACCAACATCTACTGGTTTACCACCACCCATTTTATACATTATATCATCAAAATCAAACAGTTCTTTGATACTTTCAAATGCTTGTCCTATTTCAGACTCATCAAATAACTTTTCTAGTTCTTGAATTTTTTGTTTAATCTCATCTGAAAATACAAAAAGACCAGCACCTACAGCAACAATACCTAAAATACCCAAACCAGTTACCATTCCTCTATTAAATGGACTTGCTGATTTTGATTTAGTTGTTGTGGTTGCAGATGGTAATTCTGACTTGGACTGTCTTTTACTTAATTTGAGTTTTTCTTCACGACTTTCAATTAGAAAGTTATACAACTTAGCAAGTATGTTTGCTTCTCCTTCACCTATCTTAATAGCAGTAGATGTAGAGGACATACTTGCTTTGGAAACGATATCTGGATCATACTGTGTTTTCAGCATGTCCACAAATCTAGATGTATTACTTGTTGTTGCGGCCATTTATCGTTTCATTTGTTGTTGTTTTGATTTCTCGTTTTCTTCATTAATATAATTGACTAATAGGTTAATGTAAATATCTCTTTCCCAAGGTATCATATTCTCAAGTTCCGTCAAACTATACTTGTGATGTTGTATTAGGGAAAAGTTAGTAGTATAGTAGTTTGCTAGGTTGTCATGACGGAACGTTACCCGAAAAAATTCTGCAATCCCTCTAGTTCTATACTATGATCAAATCCACATTTACTACATTTTATCTCTATCGTTTTTCTAATCCTTGGTAGTTTAGTAAAGAATTCTTCAATCATATTAAACTGTTCTGTACTCAAACCTTCAATGAACTCTGATAGTTCTTGTGGAGAAGTTTCATATGCATAATAATACTGTTTTCCATCAAAGATATATTCTATACTATCAGCAACAATATCAAATGCCATGTCTACCGAGTTATTCTTGTTTGATATCTTTTCAATAGTAGAAAACTGTGGATACTTCAACTTAATAGAAATGTCTTCAGTAATTTGAATTGTATCTTTAATCTCTGGGTCTTTATCAACCTTTATTTCTGTCAGGTCAATTCTAACATCCATCTGATTATTACATACCTTACCATCTACTTCATTATTACAAATATATTTGTTCTCTACAATTTCACCAACTGACTTAGCACGAAGTTGTAAGAAATAAAACTCCACATCAACAACAGGTAGAGATTCAATGTCAATATCTTCTGTTAATGTGCAGTTATGAAGAATCTGTTTTACATTCTTTTCAATAGTATCTTTATCATCAGCTTCAATTGCCATCAAAAGATTCTTCTGTTCTTTCACTAAGAAAGGTCTAAACCTTATAGTCTTTTGTGATAGTGGAAGCTCTATATCATATACTGGTGTATCAATTTTAGGCAATGCCATCTTATAATCTCCTTCAAATCAATTAAAAGTTTGTTGTATTAAGTATATTATCTAATCCAGAAAGTGCCTGAGTAGCAATATTTTGGCCAATATTTTGTAACATGTTATTAGTCCAGTATGTGTATGCAAACACTACTGAAAGTTTATGGTAACCATCATTAGACCAATCTAGGTCAAGTTGGTTAACAGCAATAGGGAAAGCATCAATGAGTACAACACTATATGACAATTGATTGTTTTGATCATATTGATTAACTTGAATTTGAGTCACATAATCTTTCTTGTACTTAAAGTTGAAATTTGATGATGGGTTGATAACTTCTAACCATGCATCAAAAAACATCTTTTCACTCATGTCTCCACCAACATAAAAGTCAAGTACTATATCATTATACATTGACAGGTTTGGAAACTTTTGTACAGGAACAGAACCTATCTTTCTTAGTACAGTATCAAATGTTCTACTAGGTAATTCTGTAGAGTTACATCTAAGCGCTAATTGACTAGCGCCACTACTGTAAAATGGTAATAGTAAATAAGGGATAGGGATGAATACATCAAACCTATTTGGTCTTGCTAAGTCCTGTTTAAAACTTGATTGAAAATCCGAAATTGATTTTGGCATTTTACTTGTCGTTCTTTATTTGTTGTACAGATTCTTCCCAAACGGTTTGTGCCGATTCTTTCTTAAACTGGTGTACAGGTAGGTACATTGCTACATCCCACTCATCTGGTGACACTGCCAGTATTTTAGATTGCATATGAGTATACAAGTACTTCTTTATACAAGGTTTAAATTCTTTATATCTTCTACTTGCTTTCAATATCTCGTATGTGATTCTCAACCTTTTTATTTCATCATTGTCATCAAGTATTGCAAGTGGAAGCAACTTAGTTAAAAATGCTATTCTATATTTTATAGGTAAATAGTGCAGATTCAATCCAAGAAACCCATCATTGTACCTATGTAAAGGTAATACCATAGGGAATATATCATAATAAGGTAAATCATTTTTACCCTTTGGATTGTAATAGAAATAGTATAACCCACCTATCAGGAATCTTTTAGTATTTCTAGCAGTTTCACCCTTTATCCCTTTTGCCAAAGATGCAGGATCTCTCATCTTAGAAACTTTGCTTCTTAACCACGTGAAAGATTGTCTACTTAATCTAGAGATATCAGCAGCGGATCGTTCTTTGGTAAGGGATGTTAATTTTGATTCTTTCATCATGATTCTATTTAGGTTAGTAATAAATCTTTCTCTGTTAGGTTCACAAACTCAGAACCATCTACAGATGCCATAACAATAAACTGCCATTTCCTATCAGCACAGTATTCTATGGCAGCTTTCCACTTTGCTTGATTGACTCCCCAAGTAGCAACCTCAGTGATGTACTTCTTGGTTATTCTACTCTTTTTTTCTGGTGGTCTTGATTGTTTAAGGGGTTTAACTTCTACAAGGAATGTACGGATTGCACCTTCTTTGTTTCGTATCTTTACTAAGAAGTCAGGGAAGTAACGATGATATCTTCCATCAATAGGTGAGATGTAAGGTATGATAAGTTCTTCGGATGCCCAAGATATTACATTAGGGTCTTTGTCAAACCTATCCATTATCTTACATTCCCATGAGGAACGATAAATGATACCTGTTGGATCACCCACATATTTCTGTGGATTTCTTGGTGTAAATTTTCCTTTGTATGCCATATAAATAGATTATGTATAAACTTATATGTAGAAGAACTAAATGTCATCAATAGAAATAACACCGTTGAATATCAGTGGAGTCAAGTTACCATTTGATTTACTTGATAATCTTTTGGGACAGAACATAGATTACACTAAACTGGTATATCCATTGGATTTGGCAACAAACCCACAATATTGTCATGCAGTTCAGTTCTCTGTCCACGACTACACATATCCAGTGGTTGAAGGAGCATATAATCAAATAAGTGGTGCACTAAACACCGCATTAACTGCTGCAACTAGTTCAGCATTAGGTTCTCAGTTACCACAGATACCATCCGCAACTGAAGTTGGAGCATCATTATCTAATGCTACTAAACAAGTTGCTTCAGATGCATCACAATCGATAAAAAGTATTGCTGGTATAAAAAGATCTGATATAAATTCTGCTATTGAAAAAATATCAAACACGGCACCAGGTGAAATAAAACAATTTGTTACAAACTATGGACCGTTAGCACAACCAGGTTCATATAAACCAACAGTTAATGACCAACCACTAGCATATGTATCACTCTACATGCCAGATACATTGATAGCAGATTTCAGTTCTAATTATCATGATGCTTCCTTATCAAAAACATTTGGTCTTGCTGGTTATGTTGGTAATGCTACAGCAGACGTAATGAAGAATATGGATTCCCTCAAAACGAATCCATCAAACATAGCACAATTATCAACAATAGAAGATTTGAAACGTGGTGCTACTGCAATTGCAGGTGGATCAGTAATAGGTGCAGCAGGTGGAGATACAGAAAATGCTACTTTGTTATTACAGAATGCTCTAAAGAGAGTGCCAAATCCACAGTTACAGTTATTATATCAAGGAACTAACCTTAGAGAATTCTCATTTGAATTTACATTCACACCAGCATCCGCAAAAGAAGCAGAATCCGTTGACCAAATAGTTAAAACTTTTGCATATTATTCTCTACCCGATTTAACTGATGGTGTAGGTGGACAGTTCCTAATTCCACCACAGATATTCAGAATAAAATTTCAATTCCTTGGAGACAACGGAATTGCTACTCAAATAGGAAACGTTCTGCAAAATACTATAGGTAACTTATTGGGAACACAGTTTTCTAAAATCATATCAGGCAGTAATCCAACGACTGATATAACAAATGCTAAACAAGCAAAAGTATTTACTATAAACGATTGTGTATTGAGAGATGTATCTGTTAACTATGCACCTAATGGATGGGCATCATATCAAGATGGATTTCCAATTCAAACAACATTATCATTACGATTCTCTGAAATCAATATCGTTACTAAGAAGAGTCCAGGTATTGCCCCTAAAAACACAGTAAATTATGAACTCAGTAAAAATGCCGATCAAATAGTTGGTCAAATAGACAAAATGGTTGGCCCAATACCAAGTAATGGTCCTATACAACTATGAAATATTTTAACACACTACCAACAATAAATCAACCAGATTTTAATGGTAATTATATTACTGTAACTAATTTGTTATCAAGGGCATATTTATTGCCTTCGTTACAAAATAATGTTTATCTTTTCTACAAGTATAACATTAAAGATTCGGACAAACCAGAATCAATAGCATACAAGTATTATAACAATCAGTTCAGATATTGGCAGATAATGTATGCTAATGGTCTTTTTGATGCTAATGCAGATTGGCCAATGGACTATACTAACTTCATGATATACATGAATGACAAGTATGCTGTTGAAGCAAATACTGCAAGTATGGATGTACTATCTTATACCAAAAGCACTGTACATCATTATGAACAATCTTATACTACTTTTAATAGTAATGGTTCACAAAAACAAACAGTTACTATAGAAGTTGATCAAGATACATACATAAATGTTCAACCATACTCTACCTCTGTATCATTTCCAGATGGGTCTATAGCAACAAAAGAAATGGATAGTAGAACCGTTTCCATATATGACTATGAGTATAATCTAAACGAATCTAAAAGACAGATTAATCTAATCAAAGACGTTTACGCAAATGACATGGATAGTCAATTGGCATCAGTGATGAGATAATATGGTAGATTTTAATCCTAATACACCCACTTCTAAACTTAATTATCCTACCGATTATAAGTTAGAATCTCTTGCTTTATTTGCTCCTGGTTTTTCTGGTGCATTAGATTTACTACCACATATGGTAGAGTTGAATTATTTTGAAGATATCTACAACAATACTATATCAGGTAATGTTGTTATATCTGACTCTGTTGGTATTCTAAACTTTGCTTCTCTTGGAGGTACAGAGTTTATAGTAGTTAGATTTAGGAAATCAGATGACTTACCGATATCTGTAGACAGAGTATTCAGAGTATTCTCTGTGTCTGATAGAAGATTTGACCTTAGTAATAACCACGAAATCTATAAAATAGAATTCTGTTCAGAAGAATATTTGTTATCGGAACAATATAGAATAAGCAAATCATATAAGGGACAAAAAGTATCTGATATGGTTGCTGATATCTGCAATACTTATTTAAAAATTGGTGGTACTGGAAAGAAACAACTCTATGTTGATGACACAGTTGGAACATATGATTTTGTATTGCCCAACAAGAAACCAATAGAAACCATCAATTGGTTAGCAAACTATGCTCTACCTGCATCTGGAACACCTGGTGCTGATATATTATTCTTTGAAAATAGAATAGGTTATTTCTTCACATCATTACAACATATGTACAAAACAGATGCTGTGTTGTCTTTCCTTTATAATCCAAAGAACATAGCAAATGATGTGTTTGCAAAGATGACTTCTGTTCTAAAGTTTGAAGTATTGAATTATGTTGATACTTTAGAAGCAATGAATAGAGGAACTTTTGCCAACAGAGTTATATCAGTTGACCCCATAAGAAGAAAGAAAACTACTACAGATTTTAATTATAATGAATATTATAAAAAATCAACAACATTAAATGGTTCCCCTGTAACTAATAATTATAAAAATAGACATGGGAAACAATTATTTGATACACCACCAAAGGATATGGAAGCTGGTGTATTACGTATGATGATAACCAACATGGGACAACAAACGGATGCAACTTATATAAAGAACAAACCAGGTAGTGTATCCAATGATTATCGTGTAGAACAATATCTACCAAATAGAGTATCACAATTATCTCTTGCTAATTATAATAGATTAAAACTAACTGTTCCAGGAAACTCTAGTATTTTTGCTGGTATGTGTATCAACTTCACAGCATCCAGTATGAACCAGATGAACGAAAAGGGGTCAAGACCTATAGACCCATACTTATCCGGTAAATATTTAATCAGTGCTGTAAGACATATCATTACACCTATATCATATATAAGTGTAATAGAAATATGTAAGGATAGTGGAATAATGAATTACTCTGGTGTTGACCCTAATAGTTCTTCTTGGAATGGATTTGTAACTGGTAATCAAAACAATAACAACTAATGAATAGAAACAACTTCTTAGGTATTAGCAATTTTATATGGTGGATGGGTATTGTTGAAGATAGAATAGACCCACTTGCTGCTGGAAGATGCCGTGTCCGTATAATGGGATGGCATAGTGACAATAAAAGTATATTACCAACAAATGAACTTCCTTGGGCACATCCAATGAATCCTGTCAACAGTTCACACACATTTTCGTCACCATTGGTTGGTGATTGGATTGTTGGTTTCTTCATGGACG